TATTGATTTTGCATATCCAAGGACTAGAGCTTACTCTATCCATAACTATTACAGAATGATTTCTAGCCTCACAGTCCCAGGGTTGAGCTAAATGGTCTTCCATAGGTAATGCCCACTCTGCTACAGGTATATCGGCTACAAGAGCTTGTATAGGCATCCTAGCCCACATTGCACCACCATGTATGTTAGCTTCATCATCTTCAGCTTCACATCCAGTAAATACTACTTGAAAACTAAGTGACCTATCTGGAATTGTATTTACTGCTATTGCTATAGCATGTAAAAATTCTCCATGATATCTTTGATGATTAACTGTAAATTCTTTTCTAACCCAACATTTAAAATGCGGTATATTGCTAATTAAGTATGACACTACTTATATCCGCCACCAGCTTTTTTATAGGCTTTAGCAAGCATCTGTGCTTTACGAGCAGACCATTGACCAGGCTTACCACCTTTTCCACCAGCTTTAATTCTGTTAAATATACGCTTACGCATAGTAGGTTTTGTATAGTTGCCAGCTTTATTAACTGTTGATTTTTTTGCTCTACTCACGATATAAATCCTGCTGTAATTACAGTAGCTACTATAAAAGGATAAACAGCCCATATCATCATTTCAAGTTTATCAAATCTTTTAGAGCCATCTTCTAGTCTTTTATCAATACTTTTGTATATAGCTTTACATTCTCTTTCATGAGACTCTATAGCGTTTAAAGCATCTTTAGCAGTAGCCATTACTTCTTTGGTGCAACTTCTTTAGCTTTACCAATATTCATAGCTAACATATCTATAATTTTATATAACTTTCCAATCCATACATCATCTTTAGGTGTTGGAGTAGATGCAGCTATTATGCTACTGATAGTTACAATAGCAGTAACCCAAGTTACTATATTAACGATAATATCCATTATTTACCTCCTTCGGCAATTTTAGGTTTTTCTTCTAATACTTCTTCTGCCTTTTCTTTAGTAGAATTGATAAAAGATTGTTCATATGAACGCAAACTAGGCATAAGTTCATCAATTTCAAATTGTAATTTTGCAATTTTACTTCTAAGACTTTTTACATGAGTTACAAAAACTTTTTGTTTTGGAGTCATATCTGACTGTAAAAGTTCTTTGTCACCCAATATTGCTTTAGGTTCATTTTCAGTTTTTTTATTATTATCCATGCTTCTCCTATGGTTTTATGCACACTTGTTGGTGTGGTTGGTTTAAAATTTATTCTGTTAAGGTCTTGATACTGTCCAAGGTACGTTGGTTATTTTAGTGGGCGTTTTAGATTTAATAATTTCTGCAGCTACTTTTGTTTCTATTTCAGTAACAACTGAATCTGTAAGAGATGTTTTTACCCACGTTACAATATCAGATTCAGACAAATTTTCAAATTCTATATAGTCAGAACTACTAGGATTTGGTACATACTCTATTGCACCCATTACTTTACCAATATAATCTTTAGCAGTATTTCCTGAACCTACTGTTTCTGTATCACTTGCTGCCCATTGTACTTGTGTTACGCCTTTGTCAGAGTCGTTGTTATATTCTAAATTTTTTATTGACCATGTTACTGCCATATTATTTCTCCTAAATTATTCATTTGGTACAGATGTACCACCACCACCCAACATAATTAAACGAGCATGTAATGTTGGTGAAGTGTCAGTTGTTACTCTTATGCCATCATTTAAAGCAGCTACAGTAAATGTACCTATTCCACTTGCTTTTATACTACTAATTTGAGTCAATGAGCCACCTCCACCTCTTGGTGTCATTCTGTGTCCAATATAACTTGCATGTTCAAAAGTTGTAGAAGTAGAAGGGTTGTATACAGAAACAATTATTAAATATGAAAAATTATCACTACATTCTCCATTTAATTCAGAAAAAGTAAAATCTGCTGTACCTGAAGTAATTTCTTTATCTAGTGTATGAAATGCAAAACCAGAACTACTAATATAAGGAACACCACGAACATCTAAAGTTTTAGTTGGTGTAGAATTATTTATACCAATTCGATTATTCTCACCATCAACTGCAAACATATGAGTTTTAGCGTCTGATTCGATTCTAAAGTCTACATCATTTCCATTTTCATTAAAAACTGCAGTTTTTCCAGCAACAGGAACTGTAATTAAAGCTCCATCATCTAAACGAAATCCACCTGTATAATTGCCACTACTGTCGTAATTTTGGAAATCTAAATAATCTCCACCACTATAAGGACCATTTATTTGGAATCTTTCTAAAGAGGCTGAACTTACAGAAGCACCATTATCAGGATTTCTATTTAAGCCTATTCTTCCAGCATCATTACTGGCAAGCGTCAAACCACCCATAAAAACTTTTGTGCCTACAGTTAGAGTAGCTGCCATATCTACATCACCATCAATGTCTACAACATCAAGGTTAGATGTTCCGTCTACGTCTATGTCGCCTGAAATGTCTAATTCTGTAGCGATAACTTTATTGTTAAACGTAGCCGCACCTGCTTCTGACATATCAAGTGTAAGAGCAGTAATTAAACTACTTGCATCATAACCTTGAAATAATATATCTTCGTTATCAATAATAGACCTAATAAGAAAATTACTATTATCTTCTGCTAAAAGTCCATAAAGTAAACTTCCATCATAAAGTTCTATTTGTCCAGCATTATCAGCACTTAAAAGTATTTTTCCAGCTACATCTATAGAAACATCCGTTGCATCATTAATTATGCTATCTAAAGCTATAGAACCAACATTAGTTATATTGGCATCATTAAATGATGTAGCTCCAAGTGTGTTAGCTGCTGCTGTAGAAGTAATACCTGCTGCTGCAGTAATACCACCACCATCAGCAATCGTTATAGCATTATCGCCATCTGTATAGCCTATATTAGCTGTTTGTACTTCACCGCTTACTAAAGCATTACCTGAAATATCTACAGCACCATTTATGTCTATAGTAGTAGCGTTTATTTCTATTTCAGTATCAGCAACTAAATCTAAAACTCCGTCTGCTGATTGATGTATATAAGTTCCTGAATCACCGAATTGTAATTGTCTTGAACTGTTTAATAATAAACCTGTATCTGCAACATGGGTAAGTGTTACATCTGTATCAGCACCAAAACCTAAAACACCTGCGTCTGAGGATAAAGTTAAATCATCTCCTACAGTCATATCTGTAGCTGCTGCTACTGCTCCTGAAATACTAAGAGTTCCTGCTAGGTCTAAATCAGTAAAAGCATTAGTTACTGCTGCTCCTGAACCTGCTCCGTCTAAAAATACAACAGCAACCCTTCCTGTTGGAATAGTTACAGTTGCTCCACTACCTTGTTTAATTATTATTGATTGAGAGCCAGAAGTAGCATTTTCAATAATGTGTACTCTTTTTAATGTATTTGGACCAATAGTAATAGTACAAGCTGAATCAAGTGTGCCTGTATATTTAATATACATAGCTCTAGCTTCATCGGCTGCTCCATCTGCAACTGTACTTGCGTGAGTATCAGCGTTAGTTGTTATGGCTTCTGTACCATATCCTAAAGCTTGACCAACTAACTCCAGGTTTGTATTAGTAGTTGTACCCCATGTACCACTAGCATCACCAGTAGCCATTTCGTTTAGTCTTAAGTTATTTACATATGTACTTGCCATATTTAGTCCTCGTTAAAATTATATATTATTTATAAAGTAATCTCAGTATAGTTTGGTGTTTGACTTACTGTTATTGGTGTATAAGTTGCTGTTAAGTTTTGTGCTATTTGTCCGTAAACATTTACTGTTAGTATTTCACCTATAACTAATCCAAATCCATCTACTGAAATATCTGCATTTGCTTTAGGGGTAACACTATTAAGTGTTGTTGTGCCTGCTAATCCTGTAGGGCTTAAATTATTATTGGTTGATAGAGATTCTGTGCCTAAAGAAGAAGTTAATCCAATTCCTGTAACAGATACATTTGCAGCACAAGATACAGATTCATCTCCTAATTCACTAGCTGAAGCAACTGCTGTAACACCTGTAACGGCTGCTGCTTGTACTGCAGTACCATCATCTAATGCTGTAGTTCCTACATTTCCTGTAACTGCTATATTTGCTGCTGCAGTAACAGTTTCACTACCTAATGCAGAAGTTGCTACATTACCTGTAACATCAACATCTACAGAAGTAGCACCCCAGTAGTCAGAACCCCAAGTACCCCTACCCCAACCAGTTGCCACTTAAGCTCCTATGCTATTCTTATAATAGCGTTTGAAGCGTCTGCTGCTGGAAATTGAATTGTAAAATCTCCTGCTGTGGAAGTTTTATCTCCGCCAAATGCTAAAACACAAACTGCTCTATCGCTATTTGTATCGTTATAGATAAGACAACCATTAGCTGTAATAGTAGCATTACTAAATGTTAAATCAGCAAAGTCAGTAAACGCAGTTGTTCCTGAAGTTGTAGGATTTACATTAGTTAATGCAGAACCAGTTGCTGTATAGTTTGTACCACTTGCTTCATTTGAACTTGAATACGCAGTTGTAGTAGCACCTAAAGATGCAGAACTAGTATATAAAGCTAACTTGAAGCTATTGCCTCCTGAAGCTAAAAAATTGTGTTTGCCTTCAAGTAGTTCTTTTTTAAATGAAGTACACATTGCTTGTGATATTGCCATTATAGTCTCCTAATAATATTAGCCATTTCTTTATGACCTTGTTTTTCTAATAATCCTGCTACAGTAGCTCTATCACTTGCTATAGCTTGTTTCATATACAACAAAACAACTGTCTGTATAGTTTCTTTAAATGCTTCCGCCTGAGCTTTAACCATAGGGTCTGCATTATCACTAACAGAAATTAATCGTTCCATTATTCTTTCAGTCCAATATTCAGGCTTAAAGCCTTCATTTTGTGTAGTTTTTACTTCAACACTTCCTATTGTACTTTCTACATCTACACTAAACATTTATTTTTCTTTGTCCATCTCTATAGGCATCTTTACGATTATACCCATCTGATTGTAGTGTAAGTCTTTGTAAAGCCTCTTGAAATCTTTTTTCATAAGTATTTAAAACATCAGGTTCACCTTTCATAAAAGTATATGCTTCACATAAACTTCCATAAAGTAATGCTTCTGGTGCATTTGTACCTAACCATGTTGTTCCATCTGCTGATTCAGTAATTGATTGCGGTGTATAAAAATAATGTAATTCTATTGAAAAAGCAGCACTAGGCGTTGGTCCTACAATAAAACTTTCATCATCAAACTGTGCATATACTTTAGGTAATCCTGTTGTTGTTGATAACGGATATGCCTCTCTTATGTAATTAACATCTTTGTTTAAAAGATAATTATAATTTCCATCAGCATCTACAACTGCTAAAGAATATGGGTATAAGTAATCTGTTGGTGTTTTTAAATACTGAGTATTAATAGTAAGAGCACCTGTAACATTTTTTCTAAAGTTTGGTAACTCAACAGATTTAACAATTCTATCTTCTGCTTGTGTAATAAATGTCGGTAAATCAGCAACAAAGGTTGCTTCGGTGTTTTGTGTATAATCTTGTATAGCAGATTTTAATGTTGTAAATGTAAAACTCATGATGTACTCACTTTAACTTTTCCTACTTCACCTTTAATATTAAGACCCATTGTACTAGAACCAAATTGTGCTAATCCTCCACCTACAGGATTAAAAGAAAAATAGGTAGTAGATTCTGTTTCACCTGCATCAGGTCTAGCATTATATAAAGTTTGTGGGTCACTAGCATTTACTTCACCTAGTTTTAATTGTGGATGGTCTACATCAAAACAATCTTCACAAACACGCATACCATTACGCTTGCTATCTTCTATTTCATATCTAAGTTCATTTAACTTATATGAAAAACCACATCGGTCACATTGACCTAATGCTTTGCTTGCTCTTGCGTATGCCATTTAATAACCATATGTCCCTAAGTCAGGAACAAATCTTACAGAAGCTCTTTCTCTATCTGCATCACTTACATCTTTCCATAACTCATCGTATCTTTGTTTAATCATTGGAACTCTTGGTTGAGCTTCAGGTGATTTTACTGCTAAGTTATATGCCAAAGCATATGTTAAACAAGGTAAATATCTTGATGGCACATCTACATTATTACTAGCAACATCGCCTGTATCTTCAATTCTTTGAATGTAATCATATACTAATGTATATGCTTTATCTGGAGTTGACCATAAAACTAACTTGATACTACCGCTATCTTTATCTACATAAAATTGTGTAGGTTTAGCTTGAAGTAATTTATTGGATTGATGATTATATTCTGTTCTAGATATTCTATTTAAGCGTTGGTCAAACTGTTTAGTTTCATCACCAGCATCTGTTCTAATAAAAACATCTACAATATCTAAAGCAGAAGCATCTACAGTATAGCTACTAGTGCCTTCAGTTACAGAAACGCTTCCTTGTTCTACAGTCCAAAGATTTAATCCTTTGTTCTGCCATTCTAAAAATACTAAATTAAGTGCTCTTTTAGCACCTCTAAAGCTATAGCCTGAACGCAACTCTAGACCACATAGGTCATAAGCTTCTTCCATAATATCGCTTATGTCTAGGTTGAATGTATGTGTTCCACTTGTAGCCATTATTTATTCCTTAATTTAATTAACACTTCCACCTTCTACGAGCCTGTCTAATTCTTGAATTAGGGTCGTTTCTGGTTTTAGCTGAACTTCTTTTTAGTTGACCTAAAGACCTGGCACAGTAAGACTTTCTGCGTTTAGCAGCTTTACTACCTTTTTTTACTTTGCCTGTTACTGCTGTTTTTAACTTAGAACCTGGATTAGCTTTACGATAAGCTGCAACCCCTTTTTTAGTCATACCAGCACCAGACTTAGTGCTACGATAATTAGCACCCTTACCTCTTGTAGTTTTAGGTATAGGGTTTTCTCGTTTTCTTTTGGTCATTAGAACACTAGTTAGCTCTTTCCACCTCTAGCCATGCCTTTAGACCTTTTCTTTTTAACACCTGGTTCAGTCATACCGCCACCAAACATTTTTTTAACATAGTCTTTGTATTGCATAACATTTTGTTCTTTGCCAACTTCAACGCCTGACTTACCACCACCTGCCATGTACTTAGATGATTTGCCACCGCCTGCCATATATTTAGATGACTTACCGCCACCTTTCATGTATTTAGATTTTTTATTTCCTGCCATTTTAGTTACCTTTACTTTTTAGTAGATTTTTTAGCTGCAGCTTTTTTAGCTGGAGCTTTTTTAGTTGTTTTTTTCTTAACTGGTTTTTTACCACCAACATAAGCTTCATTGATATCTGGAGTAGATGGGTCATCACCGATAAGTTGTCCTTTATCGTTTCTTGCCCTTTCGCCATTCATTTCATCACATTTACGCTCTGCATCTTCTAAGTCAGGGTCTGGACCAAATATAGGTCTGTAGATTCCATCTGTATCTAATTTTAGAACTTTGTATTGTGCTGGAAATTCACCAGTTTCTGAGATTACATAATCTTTTGTTTTAGCCATAATTAATTCCTATTAGTCAGAATATACTTTAATCATCTCTAAAACGATAGAATAAGTATCTCCTGATGAGTGTCCTTTAGTAGTAAGAAGAATGTCTCCGTTTTTACCACTACCTGCGTTATTTGGAAGTCCTCCAAAATCTTGAAAATCCATATGTCCATTACTACTTTCAGCAAGTTCCATAAGTAAAACATTACTAGTAGCATTTAAAAATAATTGTACGGACATACCTACGATAGCATGACTAACACGCATTACTCTTACTTCTGAACAAGATGTTCCTGCAGAGTTAGCGGCTAAGGCAGATACATCTACCTTAGCTACTGCGGATTCGCCAGTACCATCGCTGACATTTGTAAACTTCATAACACAATTTCTTTCACCATCAATAATAGTTTGTGATGTTACTGCGTCTGCCATAATTTACTCCTTACGCTATTTGAGTGTATTCAATAATAAATGTAAAAGAACCTGCAGTTGTAGCATCTACTGTATTAGTAATATTGCAATAAATAGTTCTTTCAGTATCTGTATATTGAACAGAAGCTGGAGCTGTTGTGCCATCTTGGGTTTGTAAAACTAAACTGGTTACAGTTACATTGTGAGCAACAACAGTTGTGCCACCATCAAGTATTTCATCAGTTTGAGCTGCAACGATTTGTGCACCTGAGCTAGAAGTACCTACTTCGTAACCAATATCACCTGTTCCAATAACAGGAGAAACATCACAAAATATTTTTATATCAGTAATGATTGTGTTTGCTGGTTGTGTAAATTCACCTATAGTTGGAGAATCTCCTGCTGTAGTATTTACTGTTACGCCAGTTGCAAAGCCAACATGCTTTACATATTTATCTGTAACAATACCTGTAGATGCAATAGTTGCTACATCTGAGACTGCACCTGTGCTTGAATTTTTTGAAATGACCTTGAATCCGCCTTCGGC